TTGGTATTTTAAATTATATGCCACCTCTCCTTAAATTTAATGATGAATTAGACCTTTGTAATGCTAAAACCAAATCATTGCCTCTTAATACAAATGAACCATTGCCACCCATTCCGCCACCACTCATTGCACCTGCACTAAATGTTGTGTTAAGCATTCCGCTTAATTTACTCAATGGAATAACCGCTTCAGGACCAGCTTCACCAATTAAAGCCATTGAAGGACCATTTGTAATGCCTCCTGTTGCTCTTGGACCCGAAAACCCAAATGCACTTTGTAATGCACCACTAGCCCTAAATATTGCTTTAAGTTCAGGGAATGCCGTAAGCAATGCTTCAAATATTGTTGCTTGAATAACGGCAGCAGCAATTGATTTAGCTATATTAAGGAACATTTGAGCAATAGAAGTTAAAGGATTAGTTCCTTGCTCTATTGCATCAAAAACACTCATTAAACCACTTGTAACATTATTTGCTAATAAATTAGCGAAGTTCTCATAAGATTTTGCTGCTGCATCAACCGCATCGCTTTCTTGTTTCCAAATATTCATTCTATTTGAAGCATCCTTACTTAAAAATCCACCTAAACTATTATCTTGACCTGTTACTCTTTTTCTTTCGTCAGCCATTCTTCTTTTCCTATCAGCAGCTTCACCTTTATCGCCATAGGTAAGAATTAATCCATTATCAAAACCTTTATCCTTAAATAGCTTTTGATATTTTTGTATGTCCATTAACTGCTGCGACAATTCATATTTTAATGCAGCAGAATATTCTTTTAACGAATCAATAGCAACATTTCTTTTGCTTTTTGATTTTGTTTTATCAGTTGTTGTTGTATTGTCATCAATTTGTTTAGTAATTTCTTTTGAACGCTTTAATGACGTTTTTGAAATATTATCAAGTTCTTTACCGAAATTTTTTGAGTGTACTGCTGCTTTGTCTTGCTGTTGTGCTAATTTATTAAATTGGTCAAATATACTTTTAAATACCTGTTCTTGTGTTTTAGCTTTTTTAGCAATTGCTTCACTTCCTATAATATCAGTTACACTAATTGCTGGACCTTTTGTCAATTTAGATAAAGCAAATGCACCTAAACTTTCACCTATAAATAAATCAGCTTTGTTTGCGTTTTCTGGTGCTGTTTGTGCTTCTAATTGTTTAAACGCTTCTTCTGAAGCTTTCTTTAATGCTATTTGTGCAGCAGCTCTATATAATGCAGCTTTAACATAATTATCTTTATTTTCAATAAATAATCTTTCTGCTTCTGCTATATCTTTTGTAGTTCCGTAAACCTTACCTAATGAATTATTATATTCTTCTAAAGCATCCTTCTTTGATAATGTGCCATTCTTAAATTTCTCAAAAGCACTATTTACATTTTCTATTTGTACATAAGCTCCTGAAAAAGCATCTTTTGCTCCTGTAAAAGCATTAGCAAATTCCCTTAATGTTGCAGACCCACCTGTTGCTTTATCAATAAATATTGATATGTCTTTACCAAATGCAACCATTAAAGAAGAAACAACCGCCAATGCAATACCAACACCTGCTGGACCTGTTAACCCAGCAGCCATTGCCTGAAAAGCTCTTTTAGTTCCTCCTTCAGTTTTAGATAATCGTTGGAATGATTCCAACATTGGGTTAAGGTTGTTCGTAATACCAATAAGTCCATAAGGAGCATCTTGAGCAATCCTTGAAAAGTTAGTTAAAGCATTAGTAGCATCGCCGAATTTTCTACCTGTATTACCTAGTGCATTAGTAATGTTGTTAATAGTACCAGTTGTTGCTGCAATTTTATCTTTTAAGACAACAATTTCGGCAGTATTGGTTGACCTTTTTAATTGAGATTCAAATTTCTTTAACTCATTCTGTGATTTAATTAATTCGGCTTGTAATTGGTCCGAGTTCATCCCCAAAAAAACCTCTAAACTTATTGTTTCTGCCATTTTTATTAATTTACTCCGTATAACTTTAGTGTCCTTGCCAATTGGTCTCTACTTAACATTACCTTTTCCTCTTCTATTTCTACATCATCAATCGCTGGTATGTGCCAAAAAGCCTTCATACTTTTGGGTGACTTTTCAGAACTGTTACTTAAATATACAATATAGGCAAGGTTTCTAGTCCTTGCCCATTCGTTTAACTCTTGTTTTTCTTTACCCATTACGATAATAGAAAAGTCTTTCCAAGTCATATCCCAAAACTCATTGGGTCTTATATTGCATTCAGCAGCTTTTACTAAAATATCATCCCAACCTAACTTTATTAGACTTTTTTTTTTCTTCTTTAGGTGTTCCTTGTACTGCTAAAACTGTATGTTCTACAATATATTTTAAGTACAAAATAACTTGCCCTTCAGTATTAAAAATTCCGCCTATTTCATCAATCCAGTCGCAAACGTCATCTTCGGTAAATTCAATTTCTTGTTTGTTAGAAATACATCCTGATTTATATCCGATGTATATTAGTTTAACAATGTTATCCAAGTCATATTGATTACTACCTAAAAACTCAAAGTATTTGTCAATAGTTATGTCTTTTGCTTTGCAAAATTCCCTCATTGACCAAGTACCCCATTTTAATTGAATTGTTTTGTTGTTTAGTTTTAATTCAAACATAGGTTATTTATTTACGCTTGTTCAGTTTGTGCAATTGGTGGAACACATACTACAAAAGTTGCAGTAAATTTCACATCATCTTTATCAGCTGCATTTACTTCAAAATCGCTAATAAATACAGTACTTGTAGAAAGACCACCATAATACACATCACCTGCAGTTGGAGTTGCTTTACCCATTTTAATAGTAAATACAGTTTTAGCAGCGTGAGCAGCATACAATTGTTGGTAAGAATCCTTACTTGGAGTTCCTGTTTCATCAATTGCAAAACCTTCGGCTTTGAATGATTGAGTAAATGAAGGACCAGCTTGATATTGGTCTCCACATTTAGAAGTTGCATCAATAGTGTTTACTGTTGATGTCATTGAGTTAGTTGTAAGACAAGCAACAGGTTTGAATGTTCCGTCATTGTCTATGTCAGCGGTAAGGATATAATCTCTTGCTGATACTTTTGTTTCTGCCATTTTATTTTAATTTTGAGTTATTATTAAATTATAAGTTATTATTGTTCTCCATACATTATCCGAAGGGTTTAAACCATCTAAATTTCTAATTGCACCCACCACCAAACTTGAAGCATAAAACCCATTTGATAGGGTTATAGTCGTTTCGGAATTGATTGCAGCTAGTATTAAATCGCTTATTGTTTCGGCTCTTTTATATCCAAAGTTACTATTTTTTATTACAATGTCAACATCAATGGTAACTGCATTGGTGTAACTGATTTTACCTTGTTCCTGTGCCGATGCCCTTCCGTTCATAATCACATATTCATTCACTCCGTTATCAGGAGCATAACCATCGTAAACAGGCAATCCGCTTGAACTTGTCAAGTTGGTATAAAACCATTTCTTTATCTCTATATTAGGATTTAACATTCTTTATTACGTTTTGTATGTTTTTTCTCAAAACAGGTATTTCACTTTCAAAGGCAGGTATTAAGTAAGGTCTTGGTCGTAGGTTTATTTTTCTTATTCCTTTGCCCTTAAATTGTATTGCAAAATCTTCATATCCAGCAGGAACGCTAACTGTACCACCTGTGCCAAATTCTACATAAGGAGCATATTTTAAACGACTTCCAACTGTGTACATTATCTTGTCGCCTGTATTAATTTCCTTTAATTGGATTGAATTTCTTAATATACCATTATCTACTTTAACATCCCTTCTTGCTTTGCTTTGAATAGCCAATGCAGATGCGTTAACCTCCATAGCAACCTCTTTAGCAATTTCAGGTGCTAATTTGCCTAATCTTTTAATTAGTGCATCTAATCCTTCAATCTTAAATGAAATATTATCTGCCATTAGAAATACATTAATATTTCGTAAAATCTAAATTGATTCTCTACATCCTTCAAAGAATGAATGACATAAGTTTCGCCTTCT